ATACTCCTGTTGGCATATTTATTGTTGTGGTTTTAAATAATTAATACCCTTTTCTCTAATAGCTTCTAAATGATCAACCATTCCTCTAAGCATAGTCCCATTAGCTTCCAAAGTTATAGCATTAACAATTGTCATCCATTCTGTATCTTCAACAATGGGCTTGTTTGCCATACAATCCTTCATCAACTCAATAATAATAGGAGCGTGGTCGCTACCCGCCAAAAGCATTTTCTTTTGCTCAAGACTTTGATCAACTAATTTTTCTTCGGTTGGTTCTGCCATAAAATATATTTAATTATTGTGCTGGGAAAAATCCACCTCCACCGGCTGCTGCTCTACCAATAGAAGCATCTACTGCACTTCCCATAGGGGATTGTGGTCTAGGTAATTCATTAGCGTTTTGTGGTTGCATTGGATTCGTTCCATCTCCTGTCATATCTTGACCATTAGGTACGGCAACTCCGCCCGATGGTGCACCTCCGTTTGCTGCTCTATCTTGCATTGCAGTAGCCTGAGCCTCTCTTTGCATCTGCTCTTGTTGCATCTGACGTTGAACCTCTGAAGGTTGCTTCGCCATAATTGCATCGTAATCAACTTTTGAGAAGTAATCGAAGATATCTCCATTTTGAATCTCAAGCATCTTCTCTAAAGCCATTAACTGAGAAGCAGCAGCTTCAGGATCCTGATTTCTCATTGAATAAATTAATGTAATCTGATTAGTAATTATAGGAGATAATGCCATATAGGTCTGCTTCTGAATCTCAAGCGATGGCAATAGCATTGAGTCTGGATCTATAATGAAATCAATATAATCGGATATATGACCGTTATTCTTTAACTCATCGAATAAACCTTTAGCTGAGATTTGACGAGTAGCAACATTCTCCATTACTTCACCATTCTCATCGAAATCAAAATTAAGTCTCAGATTGGGAGAAGCTGCTGCAACCATTCCTGTAACTACTCCAAGATCATCAAGGATAGGCTGTGATTCTACAAAGTAATCAGGGTTTTGTTTTGTGAACTCAGCAAGCTGATCCTCTGAATCAATCATAAATATCTTATCAACTGGATAAGTCTGTGCTATCCAAGTGTTTGCAATATGAGCATCAGTCTGCAAGCCCATAACCATAGAATTCTTAGGTGGAGTCAATCTGTTGTATGCAGCTTCCTTCAATATAACTGTGGAACCAAGTGTCGTTTCAGATTGAGTTCCAGCTACAATGTTATTCACTCCAGTATTCTCTTCGATATTTGCTTTTTGCTGATTAGCAAATTCTACTCCTTGTTGAACATTTCCAGAAGTCTTAATCACATCAATATCAGTTCCCTGATTTTTAGGATTTACAATATTTGGTCCTCTCTTATATGAAGCAGTACCATTTTGTACTTGAGCACCGAAAAGTAGTGGAAATATTTCCGCTTCTACTTGCTGTGCATTAAGGGAATTAATATAAGTAAATATTGCAGTATTTCCTCTCATCATTTCATAAAGTCCTACACCATAAGGATCATTCAGGTCTTTTGCAAAACAGCGAGCAATAACCACAGATCCGTGAGATCCATCATTGGGAAGCTCATCATCGTAAAGAGGAAGCTTTCCACAAGCAACTATAAATCTATTTAGTAAAATATTTTCGTAGTATCCAATAGTTATGTGGGTCTGAGCCTTATCTTGGTTTTCATCTTTAGCTTCTTCGGACACTCCAACATATTGTAACTTCTTTTTATTCTTTAAAGCTTCGGGATACATTTCGAAAAACAGATCCTTCTGCATATCCTTCTCGTAATATACTTCACTCTGGGACCAAACATCTCCATTGTTAAAACCAAGTCCTAACCAAGTGCGGTTTACATCTAGTGGTTCACGATAAATGTCATCGTATAATATTTTAGTTGTTCCCTTACGAGGAACCTGAACTCTACGAGGATAAACTCTCCAAGCACCCCAGCCATATGTAAATAGGTTCTGGTAAGTCAGCATTAATGTATTGGCTCCATTGCCTCCGGTCATTGACCAATTGCGTTTCCACAATTCATACATTGCTTTACCATAAACCTTGTCATCTGCAATCACTGTAGCATCTGGCAATTTACCAGCTAATACCGAAGTTGCAATCATAATTTTTGAAAATGCCACAGGTTCTTGGGATACAGGAACTCCAGACCTATTCTGATCTCTGTCCGTCAGCTTCTGTGGATAGACATTTATATCATATGAACCATCTGCCATCTTGTTATAGAATGTCATCGAACCCCACCCACTCTTCTCGTACAATTTCTGTCCATAGCTAACACTGGTATTCATTATATTCTTTTGTATCTCAGCAGAAAGAGCATCGAATCTTATTCGATACTGACTTTTCTTCATTTCTAATTTTTTATCCGCTAAAAACTCTATGGTTGCTGTATCACTTTTTCTTTTTTTCTTTTTATCTTCATCCATATAATCTCATTATAGGTCATTAAAAATATAAAACAAGAGAATCTGTTAATAACTATACCAAAATATCAAAACGGTGTCCAGTTTTTCTCACGATATTAAAAGTTTGTCAAGTTTATTTTTAATTAATGAGAAATTTGGTCTTCGTTATTCTGTCCGAACATCAAATTGAAATGTCCTCCCTCTTCTCCAGCCTTAGTATTATCAATATATACTCCTTGTTCCTGAAGAATTGCATATCCAATAGCTGCTGCCATTATAACATCGTCATTTTTCTTATCCATTGCTTCTGGTTTACCCTTTACATTTCGTACAAAAGTAAACATCTCACCCAATAGTAATGCTGGAAAGCCTGATTCTTTTCTAAAAAACACAGCTAGAAGGGCTGCAAGCTGAAAAGGACGAGTAGATCCACTGGTTTTCCATCCAAAAAACTTTGTAAGCTTTTTTGTAATGTCATCAAAAACCTTCCTATAATATAAATTAATATATCCCATCTTGTCGAGTGCGTCATTTACCCAAAGCCCATCCTTATTAACTTCGACTCCAAGCAGAGCAAAATTGTAAAATTTTCCAAGCTTATAAGCTTCAAGAGCTAATTCATCAGGTGAGACCTTAGATCGATAGAGGGCATCGCAATCCTCAGTCTTATGGTTTATGACATATAGTATTTGATAGTCCCCGTGTGCGAGACCTTCTGAAGTATCTCCTCCAATAATATATTTCATTCCCTTCTCGGGCTTATTGAATATTTCGAGTGAACCCGCAGATGTAGGATTAAACATAACCGCTCCAGCTGTGTCGTATCCAAGCTCTCCTCGCTCTCCTTTTTTAACATCCGGCAACAGCTTCGCAATTTTAGCAGTAGGAAAGTAGTTCTGACCTGTAGCTAAAAATGCTTCCTCCTGTGTTGTGGGGAATTCTTGCATTAATTTCTTTACTGCATCCGGAGAATTTTTTCCACCGAACTGCAACCACTTCATATAGTAGTAGGTAATTTCAATATCAGACAGGCTGTGCTCTAGTTGGTAGCTCGCCCAATCTATCTCTTGGCAAACCTCCATAGATGAAACTGGAATAGGCTCACGAATCTTCTTCATTTCCATATCATCATACTGCCAGTTGTAGAAATGCGGAACAAATTGCACCTGTGAGAGCTGTGGGGTTATTTTCTCCCTAGTCAACCAGTTCTCTTGGAATATCTCGTAATATCTACCAGCCATACCCTCCGCAGTACTCTCAATGAAGATGAATCCATCAAAAGGAACAGTCGGGAAAGTACCCATTTCTACTTCTTCTGCTCTTCTTGGAAAGGCTACACACATCTTAGCGAACTCAGAGATATGTACGAAGTGAAAAGTCCCTGATCGCCCTGACACTGACACTGTTATTGATGAAGTAGAACCTTCGTTGGGTCCGTAATCAGTAAGCACCTGAATTTTCCTAGATGAACGATGGCTTATCTTAAAAAAGGCATCCTTTATATCATCCGCCATATTCCGGAGGGCAAACTCAATTTTTTTATCGAAAATCTCCGTAGCCTCTGTCACCTTATGAGCGATAATAATAGCGTGTTTGTTGGGACCAAATAAGATATGGTCAAAGCCTATCAAGTCAATGAGTGTAGTAAATCCCAGCTGTCTAGCCTTTAAAATAATATGCCGGTAATAAGGGAAGGGTATATTTATATACTTATCAAAAAAATGCTTCTGTGCTCTATTCATTTTAAACACCTCTTTAGTTCCATCCTTAGTAGTGATCCAATACAAATTACTCAACCTCCATTGAAGGTCTTTAATAAGGTCAGGATTTTCAGTCAATAACTCCACTATCCTATCATTGTGTTCTTTTTGAGTTTCCATCTTCGTTATTTAATTTTTCGAATCCAATATCAGCTAAATTTAACAAATGAATCTCCTGCTCCTCAAAGAATTTCTTCTGTGCTCTCACCTGCGTCAACCTTTGAAATATAACAAAAAGAGAGGTAGGTTCAACAGGAGTTTCGAACATATTAAACCTTTCATCCCTTGGTAATTGGTCGAATTTTCTGTAGAAATTATGTAATTTCATATTAAAAATCAAGCTCATTATCTATCTCTTCGAATTCTCCTATAACAATATTATCCTCGGGTTCGACAACTGAAGAAACTATATGCGGAGCTTCTGTAGCTGGCTGGGGAGTGGGTGCGGGAACTGTCGGTGGGGTAGGATTGTCAGATGGTGTAATCACTGTTTGGTTCTCGATCTGCTGCATAATAACAGTCTTTAACTTATTTCCCCGGGGGTTAGAATCTTTCTCTTTTGGTACTGCGTTGAATTTAGACCAAGCATTACCAATAGCATTAAGAGCACCGACAAGCTCCTTATTGGTAAAATCAGCGAATCCTCTAGCTTTGAATTCGTGCATTGCAGAAAGTGCTAGGTTGTTGGAGTCCACAGCCAATAATGCCATAGCATTATTGAAGCCGGGTTTATTCTCTATGTGAGACGAAATAGAATTAGCTACATTGGGTGAGTATCCGCAATCTAAAGCAATCTCTTTTTTGGTAAGACCCTTGGCACCAAATATCCTTCGTGCGTAAGCCATTTGCTTCATTGTGGAACTTCTTTTCTTTATGAACATATAGAAGTATTATAGGACGATAGTAGTGGGGTGTCAAAGTTTAGGTGCTAGGATTTTCTGTAACCAAACCCTGCAATCCAGAGGCTTCTGATGTTACTAAGGCTTTTAATTCTACTGGTAATGCTGACTTTTCTGCTTCTGCTTCCTCTTTAGTTCGCTTATCTTCCGATCTATCTGATTCAGATCTGTCAGGTCTGAGATATATATCCTTCTTTTCAGGGGGTAATTCAGGTATTGGAAATTCATCAGCAAACTGAGTAGGAAGCTTACCATCCTTTACCATCCCTTTTCTCCACTCCCAATCAACCAATCTCTCTGCTTCTGTTCTATTGTGGATTGGTGGAGTTTTTTTCTTTTTTTCTTCTCCTTTTTTTATAACACCCTCTGCTTCATCAACATAATTCTCAATAATTTGATTAAGCAGAGCACTGCTACTCATATACTTTGACTTAGCTACAGAATTAAGTCTTTCTTTTATTTTAATCTCAATATTAAAACCGAATATTTTCTTAGACATATGTGTATTTATTAATTATTATTAATATAATATTAACATACTATCAATATAAAATCAATAATAAAAGTGGACAAGCAATCTTTTGATATACTTATGTCACTTTTTGAGCTAACTTTTGGCTAACCTTAGCAAAGTGGCATAAGTACATCAAAACAGGGTAAAACTCTTCTATTATTACTATCTATATATACATACATATCTATACATACATAACAAAAACATATACTACTTTATTACTATTCTTATGTCTTATGCCACTTTTAACCTCTTTTTTTGCTAATCTTAGCCAATATAAGTAGTGGCATAACCCTATTTCTTATGCCAGACCTTATGTCACTTTTTTGAAAAAAAAAATAATTGATACCACCCTTTTTCAATAGAAAGAGGGGGGGGTGATCCACATACGCACACATAAAATAGTAAAGACACGTTTAACAACAGGTCTAAGCAATAGACACCGGTAAAGCCAGACACACACAGGGAGGAGGAGGGGAGCTGTTTTTTTATTATCCGAGCACGGGCATCATTGAAAGGGGTTACCCCCTAACCATTATAAGCTGTCCCTAAATAAATGTTCTAGTGCATAGACAGTGACAGTTTTTGTTGATGAGTACCCACCAAAAATGCAGTGTGTTCTTAGTGTCGCACAATATATATGAGCTGATAAGTTAGTGTCGCACAATATATATGAGACAGCAGTTATGCACGGCGGGTGTGGATATTGTGTGGTTTAGTGTCGCACAATATATATGAGACAGCAGTTATGCACGCTATACCCTAGCAATACAGTAAACAAGCTAAGCACTCAAGCTAATCCATATTCAATTAACAATCAATTAACAACCAATCCGATAATAACCACCCAAACAGACCCACTACAAGCCCGCCTAAGCGTTCCGCCTACCCTATCATATCTACACAACCCCTCAAAAAACCAATAGAGTAGCATAAAGTTATCCACAACAAGCCCCCTAACACTACTTGACAACACCGCCACATTTGATATACTTACATTATCAACAACTAATCAAACAAATATATGTATGGAATACTATCATTCACTGGTTCTATAAGACAATTTAAAATCTATTTAGCAAGCTTAGCCAATAACAAATAACTTAATATGTTTATACCAATATCAACATTTATCTTATCCATTATAGTAGTAATCCTATTTCTAGCATTATTCTATACAGCAGGTAAAACAGACCAAAGACTGGATAATAAAAAGCACAACAATAAAAATCAAGCTTAGTAGCTAGATATAGCGGGGAAAGGACAGCCAAAACTTACCCGCAAATATTTAACTAGTAAACTATAAAATATATGCAACTAACAGAATACAAAAAACTATTTAAAGGTAAATCTACAAAATTTATTCAACAAAGATTAGATGTAGTACTCGAAGAAATAAAGTTTTTAGAGGGTATATACATGATTGGTGGCAATAGATATGATATGGCAAGCAAAGAATTAAGAGATTGCGCGCTAAAAGATAGACAAGAAAAATGTCAATTATCTTCTGCATTATATTCAATATTAAGAGACAATAAAATAACTACCGCCTAGACGGTCTGGGATATAAAATATATCCCTTTCCGCTTAGTCAGTAATAAGTATGTATGCGAATAACAGGATTCAAAGTAATAAAAGAAAACAAGGAACATTGGACTAAACATATTCAGGCAACTGTTATATTAGACGATGATACTTTCGATATAGTATTTCAATTTGATCACAATAAATATATTACAGATATTATATATTTGACCAAAAAAAATTATCCTGCCCAACTTGTATTTTATAGACTAAAAAAATGTTATTCAATAATTAAGAATTTATCAACTAATACATAAAATATATGTTAACAGATTATCAAAAAGAGAATAAAGACAAAGCTCAAGCAATAGCCAATGAATTAAAAGCGGTAGGTTATGGGGATGTAATAGTAGAAAAGAACCCGAATGAAATCAGTGTATTTGATGCAATATTAACAGTCGACAAGGTCAAATATAGAGTTTACAGGGATTATAATCAAGTTTTGCATATCAACCCACACTTCTACAAAAGATGTGATAATATATCAAGCCACAAGCAAGGCGAAATATATCGGGAAATATTCAAATCTAATAATTGTAAAGTATTTACAACGAAAAAGATAGCTGAAAAGATAGCCGAAAATGTGGAGTATTTAGAAAGAAGTGAAGAGCTAGAAACCAAGAACAAGAAGACTATAGCCGATTTTCTGGACACTCTTAAGAGATACGGCAAGCTAGTCAAATATAATTATAATCAAGATTATAAAACAGATGAAAAGACTGGAGCATACGAGCTAGTGAATACCACAATAAGCGGTGGATCAATAGAAAAAAATGGTATCGAATTTACTTTCGAGCTAGGCGAGGATGGATATGTCAACAAAAAACTAGCCTTGCTTTATTCACTGGACAATGATTTAGCAACTTTTGACAGATTATCAGATAATAAAATATAGGAGTATATATCTTAACACTTGCCCTCGTTAGTCGAGGGTTTGTGCTAGGGTGTTCTACCTTAGAGGTTGCAGGGGGTTGTATATTACGGTCTCCGATATATAACTCTCTCCTCCTTGCTTAATCAGTAATATAATAACCCCTATGAAATTAAGAACTTTTGAAGAGCAAGAAAGAATAAACGAGCAAGGAGAAATAGAGAAACAAGAAAAGAAAAAGCTATACAACCGTAATTATATGCGAAAGTATATGAAAGAATACAGTCAAAAACCGGAGGTTGCCGAGAAGAACAAAGTGTATAAAAAAAAGTATAACGCTCGCCCAGATGTTAAAGCTAAGCGATATGCCTATAATAGAATTTATAAAGCTAGAAAAAGAAAGGAGAAATAATTATGAAAACTTATACAAAAACAGAAGTAACCCAAAAACCATTGCTTGATATCAGGTATGATATTGGCGGGGATAGCCCAAGAGATTGGACTAATTTGGGACATTTTATCACAGTGGACTACCTTCACAGAAGCCCAGATTCTAATAAGGACTTAGAAGATATAGTTGGGGATACTGGAGATTTAGCAACAAGCTCTGATGATCATATTGCAAAAATAACAGAAGAGATTGAAAAACAGTTAGATGAAAAAGTTTTAGCAATATATCCTGTTACAAAATATGACCATAGCAGAGTATCATATTCGCTAGGCATAACAATGGGATTCGATAACAGTAATAATGGATTCTATATTATAACCGAGAAGAGCCAAAAAGAAATGGGTACAAAAGAGAAAGATTTTAGACAAGTGATTGAAAGCGAAATTGATACCTATAATAAATTTATCAATGGGGAAATATTTAGCTATATTCTCTATGATGATGACGGAGATATGGTTGATAGTTGTGGTGGATTCTATGCCCTTGAGGATATCCGAGAACAATTACCGTCAGCGTGGAAAGACGAGGATTTAGAAGAGTATTTAATTCAGGATTAATTAATGCTTAGACGCTTGCCCTATCTAGGGCTTGCGCTTAATCAGTAATATAAATAATTTTATGAAATATTTAACAGACTATGTAAAAGACGGGCAAACGAAAGCATTTAATAAAGCAGACGCATTTTTTGCCTTTAGTGACAAACAATTTGAAGAGGGCAAAAAAGAGGGTATAAAATATACTAGCTTGGGAGGTGGTTTAATATGTAACAAGTTAAAAGCAAAGCAACTAGTAGAAGATATTAGCTTAATACATAAAAATGGTATAAAGCAAGATATTATCGAAAATGGAATTGATAACATAATCAAACGAGAGCTTGAAAATCATGAAGCATATTATGCAAACGATATTGAAAGCACCACTGAAGCCCTTACTGACTATCCAATAACAAACAACCAAATTATAAAAGTTTTTAAAGATAATCAACCTATAACACAATAATAATATGATAAAAACAGAAAAGCAACATTGGGTTAATGGTATTGATATACGCCCTTGCAGTAATGTATTCGGCAATAAATTGATACAGATATCATTTAGCATAAAAAATTATGCCGTAATAATATCAAATGGCAAATGGCCAAATATTCAACTATACCGCCTTACAAAATAGTGATTAGACTCTCGCCCTCTTCTCGAGGGCTTGCGCTTAATCAGTAATATAAAATGTATGCAAATATCACAAGCAAAAAATATACAAACACCAAACGAAGCAATAGACTTTGCAATGGATTGGCAAAAGTGGCAAGCAACACAAAACTTATCTTGGGGAGATCTTGCCGAATGGACAAGTGTGTTTGAAAAACTTGCAACCAAGTACAATTTAGAAGAAGAGTTTAAAGAGAACGGAATTATATAATTAACAACTATTAACAACATGATAACAACAACACAAGCAATGAAAAGATTAGAGATTATAATAAAAGAGCTAGACAAGGAGCTAACAACAAAGCAAATGGATCTTGTTGTTGAAGCAATAGGATTAGAATATCAATTAACTAGAGAATAAACTAATTACTTTTTAGTTATCCACAATTCTCCTCTCTTTTTCCCTAACCTATCACATTTCAATCTTTAGTTATATTAGAGTATAATATAATGACCATGCAAAAAACACAAATGAAAAATCAAGATCTCGCGCAAGAAGTTGCGAACCATGCAGATTATATAAAAAAGTTAGTTTATGTAGAAGATGTTGATTTATTTTATATCTATAAAAAAGAGCAAGGTTTTTATGAACAATATTCTGTTCAAAGTTTTGAGAAGTTTACATGGACATATCTTAAAAATGAATATCCCAAACAGCAAATAACAATAAGCAAAATTAAAGATGTTGTTGCGCAAATAAAACTTGCATGTAACAGACAAGAAGAAACTTTGGCCAATAGCCCATACATAGCTTTTGCAGACAAACTGCTTCATACAACAGACTTTTCTACAATACCACACAGCTCATCTATAATTACAACTTTTAATATTCCATATAATTATAGTGAATTACCCGAAACTCTTGCGCCACAATTTCAAAACTTTTTAAATACAACGATAGTAATGCCAGATTATGCAAAGGCGCAAGAAGATCAGAGCAAGAACACACCAGACAAAGAGCTTCAGGGTCTTGTGCAGGAAATGTTTGGGTACTACTTTATAAACAACCTATATGCTTCTACAGCGTTCTTTCTGGTTGGTATGGGTGCAAATGGTAAGTCAACGCTTGCAGACCTCTTATCGGACATTATAGGCCTTAAATACACCACCTCAATGTCAATCCAAGCTCTAACAACTGATCGTTTTGCCACAGCGCACCTTGTTGGTAAGAAATTGAATATTTGTAATGAAGAAGAGTCGCGATTTATAAAGAATGATAAATTCAAAACGCTAATCACAGGGGAAATGGTAAATGCAGAGCGCAAGTTTGGTAACAACTTTGATTTTAAGCCAACATGCAAATATTTGTTCTGTACAAATGATGTTCCTACCTTTTCAAATCTTAATTATGGAGTGCGCAGGAGAATAAAGTTAATACCTTTTAATCGTATATTTTTACCAGCAGAGCAAGATAAACAACTATCAAGAAAGTTGCGCCAGAAAGAAGAGCTTATGGGTATTATAGCTTGGGCCATAGAAGGCGCTAAACGCCTTATAAGCAACAATTATGTGTTCAATGTACCTTCAACAGCTTTAGACGCTGTGAGAGACCTAGAGAACGCTTCAAGCAGTGCTATAAACTTCTTTAGAGAGAGTTATGTAGTGTCTGATGAAGATAATACACCATCAGCTATATTATATGATGAGTACAAAGAATGGTGTATGAGAAATACTAGAAAACCATTATCAGCACAAAATTTCTCCAAGGATCTTCACAATGTTATTGATGGTTTGCGCCAAACAAGAATGTATGATATTAGTGTTCAAGGTCAAGTGCGCTCCAAGAACTGCAAGTTAATAGAAATAGCAAATATACCTCCCACTCCCGAAGAACAAAAAGCAACTGATGACACAGTGCAAGCAGTTGAAACTTTATTTAAAGATTAATAATAAACAACAATTAACTAAGGAGAAAAATAATATGTCAAAAGTAATAGAATCAATTTTTAATGGAAAAAATGTTGTCATACCAATGGCAGATGTTAGTCATATTGAAAAAAAATTGATAGTAGAAAGTGATTTGAATCAAGAATATAACAAAGGTAGAAAAATTGGAGATATAGCAAGTTTAACAATAATTACCAAACATACTACTTGGAATGCAGATCAAGATGATTATAACAATCCAATTATATTAAGTCACAAAGAAGATGTAGAAAACTTTTTAAAGGATTGGTGCTATTATAGGCACGAATTAGAAGATATTTTTAAGACAACAGACTAAACCATACTAAAGACTTATAAACAACCCCCCTTTATTAACGCTAGGTAAAATTAAAGAATATGAAACCAATAACAGGATACATACTAGAACAGTTTCCTAGAACAAGAAAACAATATCCATATTTTATGGTATTCAGAACAAAGAAACTAGCACAAGATGAAATAATGGGTTTACCCAAAGACGGTAAGCCAGAAGTTTATAAAGTAGAGCTAGTAGAAATAACCAAACACTTTAAAGAGTTATGAAAACAAACATAATAATAAATGATGATTGCTTGAAAGCAATGAAAAAGATACCTAAAGAAAGTATAGATTTAATTTGTATAGACCCTCCCTATGGCTATAAATAACAACTATGCTATAATTATTTTATAGACAAGTAAATAAATTAATATGGCAAAAGTAATGCGTAATTGTGCAATTTGTGGAAAAGAGATTTTTAGAAATCCATCACATTTTAAGAGTAAAAATTCTTTTTGTTCTCGTAAACATAAAGAAAAAGGAATGATATTAGGACTTGTTGCTCCAATGAGATTGGGAACTGGTTATGGAGTAGATGATATTTTAAGAAGACGAAAATACTATAAATATAGACAATTTGATAGAAAGCATAGTTTTATTGAAATGGATATTGGAGTGAGAGAATTTTGTAAAATGCTTAAAGAAGGAATTTGTTATTATTGTAATGGTAAAAAAGATTTAGGTTTTGATAGAATAGACAATAAAAAAGGTCATACTTTGGATAATACTGTAATTGCTTGTTCTTTATGTAATATGACAAGAAGCAATAGGTTTACAAAAAATCAAATGAAAAAAATAGGAAAAGTTATAAAAACATTTTATGAAGAAAATTAAAGATTTTACGGGTCGTGTTATAAATGGTGATTGCCTAGAGGTGATGAAAAAAATACCTACTGGGTCTGTAGATACCATTGTAACCGACCCTCCGTAACATATGGCTACTCATTTATGGGTAAGGATTGGGATAAGGTAGTAATGGGTGTTGAGTACTGGAAAGAGTGTTTGCGAGTTCTTAAAGCAGGTTCACTTATATTTGTAATGTCTGCTCCAAGACAAGATGTACTTTCAAGAGCAATTATAAATCTACAAGACGCAGGATTTGACATTGGGTTTA